AATAACTTAAGCACAGAAGAATTTGATCTTCTATGCTCAATTTGGTTGGTCTACCTTTAGCAGGGACATTCATTTTCAGTTGTTCAACCATTAAATCAAAGGTTGAACAAGAGATGCCTGTATATCGCTTAAACTGTGTTTCAGAAAGCTTTTTTGAATCGACGTATTTCATACGCAAATTATGCATGAATATTTAAAATTCTTCGGTACAAATAATCCGCAAGAGATAGATCGTTTTTTGATTTATGAAAGAGATCTATTATTTACTAAATAATGCAATATAAGAACAACCGCCAGTTAGGCAGTTGTTATATCTCCTATACTGACGAAATAAAAACAATATATCTCGAATCTGAAAAAGAGCGGAGCTAGTGCCACGCTTCATGTGATTTATACAATGGAAAGTGTAATGAATTGGATAAAATAAGTGTAATGCTCTAATCCTTTATTCTAAGCAGCCAGTTTTTATGCCCAAAGCAATGATTTAAATACGTGGTTAAATTCTGGCTACTTTAAGTGAAAAACTGCCGAATAGATTTTATATCAAACTGATTAAACCTTGATAATAATGATTATCTGTATGATTTATAAGCAATATAAGATTGTTTTTTTGGTGAGAGTATAGGGGCTGTAAAGTCGACCGCCATTAAAGCGCTCTCCGACATTGCGGTCATAGAAACGGAAGCCATGAATACTGACATAAATAGGCTTAGCAAATATTCCATGGAGTTATGCGTTGATCGCAGATTTCCTGCAAGACTGGCAATCGTTTAAGTTCTTTATCCGACATAGACACCAACATATCAAACCGTCCCCTAATGAAATTGCAAAAGTGCATATTCTAAAAGTGGACATTTTTACTTTGGAGAAACCGGACATTTCTATTTTGGGCTTACAAACCGATTTCGTATAATATGATCGTGATTATGTTATTTGCACTTCACATTGCTACAAATAAAAAGCCCATTGATAAATCTCTCCAGTGGGCTTTTTATTTGTCAATGTTGCTAGGATCGCAGAGGGCAGAGAAGTGCATTTAACATCAATCCGTATTATACGAAATTAGTCTGCGAGGAGCGGAGTGGCTCGGACTTGCGACGCAAGGAGCGAGTGACCGAACTGCACCGCACCGCAGCTGATTTTTGAGTAGGCACACTACTGTCTAATAGTGTGCCTGAGTCTCGAAAGTTTTCTTTAATTCGCTCTATGAGCTATATACAACGGAGCTTTCAGAGTTATTAAGAATGGTTCGCATCTATCTAATAATTTGTTTATTATTTAATCATCTTTTCCTAGAATTTCCTGTCTGTACTTTATTACTTCATCTGCTTTTAAATTTTTTAAATGATATTTGATCAATGCATGTATCACATCTGTTTCCTTCATTAATGCTTTTTTCTCAACAACAAATTTCATTAATGCTTCTTTCACATCTTCAACTTCATCTGATCTTAATTTATATACTTTGCTCATAACTAAGTTACCAAGTTAATTTTTTATATTGTAACAATGTAAAAAGGTTGACAAGTTATGTTTAAATTTTGTTTAATGTTTTAAACAAAGTTAAAAAGTAACTTTTATGCTCGATTTCCTCCGTTTAGCGATTCCAATCAATCTTGCGTATGTACGCAGTTTTGATAATCACCATACTTTCAATGGGGATATTCGCGACTTTGGAGTTCCTGCAGCAACTCGCCATGTTAGTAAAACAGATGACGGTCAAACCATAACAGGGGACTTGTATCACCCTTATGAAACCCTCGCGAGCGATTTTACAGACATGGCTGTCAAGTTCTATACCAATACGATGAACACTGTCCCTTATGTTGAGTTAAAAGCATCTCCACTTAAGCTTTTACAGGGTCACAATGTTTATGGCTTTGAGTCTATAGAACTCGGTGCATTGCACATGCTCGGAATGTTTTTTGAAGCATTTCCTAAATTGGCTTCAATTCTTGATCAAGAGAAAACCGAAGTTCTTTGCCTAGATACAACCTATCTTTTTAGATTGCCTCATCAGAACATGGTTCAACCTGTTCTTGACTACATGGCAAATCTTGCATCTGGACATCGTAAAGCGCGTCAAATCAAATATGAAAATTACATCACTTGGGGCAATGATGCTGCCAGTGTTCGACCTAAAGCCTATGGCAAATTTGAAGAAGTAAAAAGCCAGTTAAACAAGGTTCAGAAACAAGCAGACAAGGGCTGTATGCGTTCTAAAACGCTTGTTATGGCTATGCATGATGTTTTGCCTTTTGCTAATGCTGTTCTTCGTTTGGAAGGGCGTATTTGTAAAACCTATCTTACTAAAAACGGTTATCCGTCAAATTTATTTCAGTTAATTAAACTGCAAAATGAACAGCCAGAATTATTGCTACGCCTCTGGCACGTAGCTTTTGATCCCATTCTCGACACAATGAAGGGTAAATATATGAATTTTTCATCCGATGGAGAAATCTTAGATTTACTTAAATCTAAGTTAGTTACTTATACCAAAACAGGTAAGCCAAGCTATACCAAAGCTATGAATGCTATGAAGTTTTATTCATTGGTTCGTCAAATGGGTTTACAAGCAACTCAAAAAATTTATAGCAAAGCACAGTTTCATAAATCTCTAAATTCACTTTTAGAGTGTGAAATTTCAAAGGGTCATTTACAGAACCTTGCTAAAAATCCTAACGGCAAAATCATTCCATTTGTACGTTTATTAGAACTCAAGATGTGCGACCAGATGCCATCTGACTATCAAATTCCAGTTTCACAATACAGCTCGAAACCGAGTTTACATTTAGTTGCCTGAGGAGGCTTTTACCATGCAAGTTCAATTTAATACACGCACCATTTTGCCATCTGTTTATCGTTCTGAAAAAGACGGTGTCGAGAAAGTTTATTTATCTACTACGGTTTTCTCACCGCAACGATACAACTTAACTCCAGCAGCTGGAGTCATGCCAGTCGAACAGATCCAGGCTGTCTTAGCTGAATGTGCTGACAATGCACAAGAAGTAGAAATTCAGTTTGTTGAATCACAAACCAAGTTTGGTGCACAGATGCAAATTTTCAGTGTTAAGCCTTTGCCTAAGAAAAACATAATGGAATCAAAGCCTTAAAATACACTATTTCGTATAATATAGATTATGTAAACAAATCAATAACTTAGGTAAAAATAATCATGACACAGTATTTTTATAAGTGCAAGAAATGCGGAAAACAATTCGAAAATCATGCTTTTTACTGTGTCCATTTTTATCAATGTGGAATTTAAGAAATGGCATATGTCTGTGAATCATTAGAACTAATCGACGGTGTACAGACGTGTGTTATGTGGGTAATCCAGAAAGATCCTCTTTCTTTTTTATCTGGGCTAACAGCCGAGCAAGCCCAACAACTAGGTATTTTAATCATGTACGCATGTGTTACTGCCTTTTGTTACAAACTGCTCGGCTACTTCATAAAAACTTTCATTAAATAGGGGATCTATCATGGATCAACAAAAACAAGATTTAATCGGGCGCGTTGAACGTTTACCAGTAAAAGATTCAAAACTAATTGCTGGACATATTCGTCAAGGCTTCAAAACAATGAACCCAAAAGCTGCTGCGGCTTCCTTTCTAACTGCAGGTATGTTGCTTTCACATGCTGCCCACGCAGAAGGAACTCCCACTGAATTAATCCCTGCCGCAACAGTTGAAGAACTTAAAACATTGATCATTGGCTTGATTGCCACGATTGCTGTTATTGGTACTGCTTATATCACTGTATTGGTCGGCATTTCTGCGTTCTCAATGATTCGACGTGTTGTTAAAGGTTGATCATTGAATAATTCAATAAAGCGTCTTAAATGGCGCTTTATTTTTATTCTTGGGGGTATTTGATGTGGATCTTTTTAATTCTCGTTTTCCTTATTTGTTTTATACTTTTTTCCTGATTTTAATATCCTCAAATTCTTTCGCTTCTTCAAATTTAAGGGATTGGACTTTTAATAGTTCTGGTCAATTAATATTACATATAGATGCAACTACTCAATATAACGATTCGTTATATTCAAGATCAATTACGCTTGATAATAATATTTCTAATCATAAAGCTTATGTATTATCCATTGTTAAAAATAGATTATTTAGAGTAAATGATGGTTTTACAATTTCGTCAGTCTCAGATTTACATTCCAAACTACTTCAAGCGAATTGGATCATTGATAATGAGAAACGCATTATCTATAAAGATGTTTATCCAGATCGTGAATGTTCCTATTTTAATGCAGATCATGAACTTGTTGATTTTACTGCTTATGGTATCCCTAAATTCCAATGCCCTTTAGATGCTATGAAGGCTCGCGCTGATCTTAGTGCAACTCAACGTGATCCTCCTCGTTCCTATACATGGAATGGTTGGCAATCTGAAGCTATTAATCATTCTGATAATATTGTAACAGCTCGTTATATGTTTCAAGAGAATGGAACTACATATTATGAGCAATTAACAGTATCTCGTTTTTCAGTACATGATAAAGAAGTCTTACCTAAAAGAATATTTATCACTGAGAGTCAACTATTTGATTTTATTCTTTCTTGCAGTTGTTTTAATTTAATTGATGCTTATAAAGCTTTTAATAATTATGAAAAAATAAATAATCAGGGCTATTTATATTTAACTAATAGGTTAATGCCTTCTGAGCCTACAGTTACAGATATTGTTCTACCTGATGACGGTAATACTGGTGGTGGTAATACTGGCGGTGGAAATACTGGTGGTAATACTGGCGGTGATGGTTCTCAATCTTCATTCTGTACTACATTTTCAACTGTTTGTGATTTTATTGACTGGTTTAAGAAAGATCCAGATTCAGCAACTAATGATCCTTTAAATATTCAAGACTCTGATTATGGACATTATTACACTGAATATTTCCCTTGGACTGCTCAATGCCCTAGACCTGTCGTTATTGATGCTGACATTGATTTAATTTTTCATGTAGAACATTTTTACTATGAATATGATTATTCATTTCTTTGTGAATTTCTTTTCAAGATAAGCAATTACATTATTTTTGCAGCTTACATCGGCTGTGCCTTCATTATCGGAGGGGTTAAAAATGGCTAGACTTTTAATACTTGTCGCTCAATACCTTCTTGGATCTGTATTAAAGAGAGTTCTTTTAGGTGCAGGTTTAGGCTTTGGATCTTACCTATTTTTAAATGGCATTTTTGAAAAATATATAGAACTAGCTCAACAAAGCACAAATTCTTTTGAGAATGGTATCTGGGGTTTATTAGCTCTGGCTGGACTAACTAAAGCTATTAGTCTTCTCATCTCTGCAACTGTTGCCCGAATGGTTATTCAGACTTCCCAATTAGCACTCAGAAAACTATAGGATATTTATTATGATTTATTTATTCACTGGTGCTATTGGCACAGGTAAAACAACTTACGTTACTGATCAGCTCATGAAAGCTGATAAACAAAATCAAACTCATATTCAAAATGGTGAACTTGATAAAGTCCGTCAAATCTTTTCAAATATTGATGGCTTAAAAGTTACACATGAGCCTTTGCCTGATGACTGGCGAACTACGCCTAAAAACTCAATTATTGCTATTGATGAATGCCATAAAATAGAAATTTATCAACCGTCACGTAAAGTTTTGCATGACGATCCTCGTATAGTTGCACTTAATGAATCTCGTCATACTGGACATGATATTTATTTTATTACTCAAGCCCCTAAATTTTTACATCAACATATTAGAGGGCTAGTAAATGAGCATTATCATTTTCATAATCCTATGGGTTTAAATGCTGCTACTGTCTTTTTATGGCGTAATGGTAATACTACTTCTCCCGATTCTGATGCAGCAAAAAATAAAGCTGAACGCTCTTTTATCTATACTTTTAGTAAAGATGTACAAGCAAATTTTTCATCTGTTGAAGATGATGCTATACATACAAAAAAACGTAATATTCCAAAAAAAGTTATCGCAATTTTGACTTTGCTTGTTTGCCTAATTTCTTTCATTTCTTATAAGTTATTTTTTGATGAACGTACTACAGGGAACCTCACTGGAGAAACCTTTACCAATGCTTCAAAAAATCTCTCTGCTGCTAAAAACGATCCTGAAAGTTTAGGTAAACAATTTGCTCCCTCTTTAGCTCAAGATCAAATTTCTATTGAATGCCGCAAGGGTGCCAATGTTGAAAAGCCTGAATGTGTTAAATATTTTGATGATCTTACAAATAATAAGGGTTCTGTAGGTGGTGAAACTATCGTTTCTTATAATCCATCTAATCCTTATGATCTTGATGAAATTCAAGAATCTGTAACCTATCAAGTAACTGCTAAACCTGTTTTTTCAGGCTGTACAAAAATGAATGGTAAATATACCGCTTACACTCAACAAGGAACCCGTATTCAAAATGTCTCCAGTAGCGATTGTAATCGTTTAATTGAAGATGCAGACCGTCCATTTAATTACTTTGCTCAAGATAAAACCCAACAAGAATATTCACAACGTGATGAACAACGTTATCAATCTGAACGTCAAACTAGACAATCTTCTGAAGATATTGCTCGACATCAACAAGCTAAACAAGAGGGCTTAATATGAATCATTTAACACCTGCTGATCTATCTGCTATTACATCTATGTTTATAAATATTTCTGTAATAGCTGTAATTTTTTCTCTTATGATTGTTTTAATGATTCAATCTATTTATAGAAAAATAATTAGACACATTAATTTTCCTCATAGAATTAAAACTGAGGAAGGTTATCTCTATAGATCTGTTACTGGTCTATATGCTACTAAGCAAAGATGTGAAGATATACTTTTTGAAAAGAAGCTTAAAAGACGTAAATTTTATATCGGTTTTCATCGTTCTATGCTTAAACGCTTAGATGCAGAGCGAGTGTCTACGAGTGATTCGGATATTCAAAATTCTTAAACCTTTTCCCTCTGATTACAAGCTCCCTTATAATCATAAAACTTAGATACAGAGAATCCCGAAGGGTTCGAACTGCTGGAGATAACAATGGAATTTACTTTAGAAGAATTAGAAGATATTTATGAAACTTATTTTGACAGAGGCGTTATAGACAATCAGAAAGTTTTGATTAAGATCAACACTGAATATACATATTGTTCCCTTTGTAATCATCTCATTCCTAATGCTGAATATCAGCAACATTTTGATGATCATGAATAGGCTGAGATTTCGTATAATAGGCATTATGTATCACCTGGGAAGTTAGCCTGGTCAAACTTATTTTTCTTTAAGTTATTGATTCTTCGTTAAGCTAACTTTTTTTGACTGGCAAAATATATCACTGGAGAGATCAATGAGTGAAGATTATTTTTTTATTTGGTTAGCTGCACTTTGCTTTTGTCTATTCTCCTTTATTCTTATGATTTTTTATAAAGACTGATTTCGTATAATATGATCGTGATTATGTTATTTGCACTTCACATTGCTACAAATAAAAAGCCCATTGATAAATCTCTCCAGTGGGCTTTTTATTTGTCAATGTTGCTAGGATCGCAGAGGGCAGAGAAGTGCATTTAACATCAATCCGTATTATACGAAATTAGTCTGCGAGGAGCGGAGTGGCTCGGACTTGCGACGCAAGGAGCGAGTGACCGAACTGCACCGCACCGCAGCTGATTTTTGAGTAGGCACACTACTGTCTAATAGTGTGCCTGAGTCTCGAAAGTTTTCTTTAATTCGCTCTATGAGCT